TAGATTTGCGATCTATGATTTGCTCTTAGATATTTTACGACGTCAAAGTCCTGAATACCTTTGTCCATCTTTTCTTGATTGTAAGACGGAACAAATCCTTTTATAGCTTTAGCTTCATTGAAGGTGTTGACAATACCTCTTTTCAAGAAACCTGGCATAAGTACACCTAATTTATACTTATCACCTTTTATAAAGTATTCTATCAATTGATGGAAAGCCGGGTGCTCGTTACAATTTTCAAGAATCATTATCCACCTAAGTGTTTCCATTTCCGGTCCCCACTTCCGAGGATCGTGAATACGCTCTGGGTTAATCGCGGTATTTAAAGCAAGAATACCGGGATAGCTACCTGCCATAACATCTCTCCCTTCTAAATCGAATGAGATATCACGATCGAAGAATCGTTGTAGGTAGTTGAAGTTTTCGGTGCTATCACCTTGTTTTTCTGGATTGGCTACCATGCCAAACTCGGTTGCAACTTCACCGAATACAGATGCTGCTTCGGGGTTGATTTTTTGATAATCCAAGGAAACCATCATCGCCTAAAACTTGACAAATAGCATCATTTGAGAGCTCTAAGTTTAGGATTTTAGTGGTATGGAGAATAATACCAAAAGATAAAATACTTTCAGCAAGATTGGTCCACCCTGAACCACTTGGCATTCCGTGAAATCCTGTGTATAATTTAGTCGGCTCAACAAGGACGTCAACGTTGTTGATATGCTCTAGACTAGTTCTCAGAAGGTCTCTGTACTGCGGTTGAAACACAGGTTGTAACACATCAATTACGAACTCAGTGCATAGTCCGTTGAAGTGCTTATCCATTTTTGTGTAGTCCAGAGAAAGGTATTGTACCTTATCACGCACTCGTTGTTTGTCTAAAGAATCAACTACAGGTGTGAAGCCCTTCCACGCAGCGAAAGATAATACTTCATTAGCCTTAATTGTATCTAAAATAACATTAACGAATGATAATTCCACTAGGTTACATGACATGGCGAACATGAAAATGAATCTGTCTGAACCTCTTTGTGCTCGTGACCCGAGAATTGCGGGTAACGTCTCCCAACGTCCGCTCTCTGCATCTGCGATGGCACGCTGCTGAATGCCTGGATCGCTTCTCTTTCCATAATCTGGGCAACCTGAATTAGTGTTAAGAGAATCCTTCTCAGCGGAAGTGTTGATGACTGTCTGATACGCTTGAGGGCGTAAACCTGATATACCTTTGAAAAGGCGAGCCCTAACGTCTGCTACTAGTTCATCGTAATACGGAGGTTTTCGAAGTTCGATTTGGCCTTTACTCCAGTAATCTTCAAGGGACTCTTTTCTCTCGGAAAGAGGTGGATAACCGCCTTGAGGTCCTACTTTTGTAAGTCTACTCTCCTCGTAATCGTATAAACGTTGAGTTACAGTAGGTTCACCGGAAATTATCTGCAGCCAACCCTTCATTACATCCTCTGGATTAACATCCTTAAATAGAGGTGTTCTTGGAGTAGGGAGCTTTCCTTCGCGAATTCCCATTAACAGATTGGACACGTTAGGTTGTTTCTCTTTGTCAAGGATACTGTCTAAATATGTGCTACCTATTTCTGTAATTTTCATAGTAGTTTTATTTCTTAATGACAATATGGTCTAACTGGAAGATAGCTGAATGTACGACAGCTTTAACGATGTTTCGTCCTAACGAAATCGAATCTTTTCTCAGTTCATGGTTCTGTTGTTCAGGACCTAACTTTGTTGCTGATTGGTAGTGTAGATATGATCTAATACCCTGTTCTGCTACATGATAGAGAACGAACATCAAAGTCTTACTTTTAAAAA